CCCAATGAACGACCACGTAGCAGCATTCGGTTTTGTGATCGCGCTGACGTTCAGTCACGCGGTGGCGATGGTGATCGGGTGCTTTCTGACCGCGTTGGGCAGCGTTGCCAAGCGTGCTGATGAGAAACGCTTCAGCGAGTTTGATCAGAACGTCAATGCGAAGTGTGACCAAAAGAGCCTGTGTGAGACGCATCGGTTTAGTTTTGCGAAAGGGAGGGTGTGAAAGGTGACCAATATTCCTCACCCAATGATTCAGTGGTGGACAACGGAAAGCCGCTGGGCTGATTCCACGTCGCGCAAACCTGAAGACGGTCAATCTGAAGGTCGTCTAGCGATAGATGCGTGGAATGCCGCCTTGGACTCTGCATTGCGATGCGTTGTGAAAGACGGAAATCCGGAAGTCGCGAGAGAGAAGATCCAGAGGCTGAAATATCAGGCGTAAACAGTACCCGGCACGGAGCCGCAACCAGTAACCAGGTTCATGGAGGAACGCAATGTTAGTGCTCAGCAGAAAAAACGGCGAGAAGCTTTTAATCGGCGATGACATCGAAGTGACCGTCGTTGAGATTCGCGGCGACAAAGTTCGACTTGGTGTCACAGCCCCGACCGTAATTCCAATCCACCGCGAAGAGGTTTATGAGGCGATCAAGAGGGAGCAAGCGAAGTGATTCGATTCATCGACCGTGTCATTCATAGTCCGTGGTTCTGGGGCATGGGAGTCGTCTGTGCAATTTCTGGTGTCATCGGATCGTGCTTGGATGGCAACTATCAGTCAGCAAGAGGTTGGGTGTCGTCGTTCGTTGCGAACGTGTTCATTGTCTGTCATTTATTGGAGGCTAGCCATGACAACACGCATTGAAATCGATCCACAAATTGGCAAGTGTCCGCCAAAGTTTCACCCGCACCTGCGGACAGCGTGGTACGTGAACTTCCGGCAGCCGTTTGAAGAACTGGCGAAGATTCACAATCCGCGAGACATTGCCAAGGCTTATGAGTGCTCGTCCGACACGCTCTATCGATGGGCGAAACAAGGCGTGCCGAAAGGTCAACGAACGCATCCGGTGAAAGAGTGCTTTGCCAAACCTGCGCCAGAACCAAAGCCGGTGCCGACGCGAGATCAGTTTCTTGACAAGTATTTCCGCATGGTCTCAGCGGCTGAGAACGAGCCCAACGACGAGCGACGAAACGCGATGCGGATTGCGTATCTGCCGGTGCTGGAGCGAGCCAGGACTGCGCCGACTGTGGCTGTGATTGGAGGGTGTGATGACGACGACGTGTGAGAGACCGGTGTTTTCGCGGCTGGATGCTGACCCGCCGAGTGTTAGGCGCTGTGCGGAATTGCTCGAACAGGTGAAAGAACTGCGGGCGGAATTGGCTGCAAAAGACGGCGTGATCAAGGAACTGTCGGACACGCTGAAACGCCGGCAGTCCGAAGCACAGGCTGAAAAGGACTCGCTAATTCAGCGAATTGGAACATTGGAACAACGGCTTAGAACCAACGGGATTAGTGACAAATGAGAGATCCGTGGGCCAATTACGACGCTTGGAAACTGCGAAGCCCAGAGGATGAAGAAGACGAACGGGCAAGTCGAGCCGAACGAGGTCGACTTGCCGAAGACAGGGCCGATGAGATGCGGGACCGGGCGAAGGATGAACGAAGTTTGAAATTTGAAAACCACTAATTTGAAAGCGAGAAAATGAAAATCACAAAAGGCGTTAAATCAAGACCAAGAAACATCCTGCTGTATGGTGAGCATGGCACCGGAAAAACAACTCTGGCATCGTCGTTCCCTAGTCCGTTGGTCGTGGACATCGAAGGCGGGTCAGATGACTTGGATGTGTCGCGCACCGATCGAATCAAATCGTACGACGACTTCAACGCGGTTGTTCACGACATTCTTCACTCTGACCACGACTTTAAAACGATCGTGATTGATTCGATTGATTGGCTGGAAAAGCTGGTTCAACAGCAATTGGCCATCCGTGAAGGGAAATCGTCGATCGAGGATTTCGGATTCGGAAAAGGATACGTTTTTTCTGCCGAAGAGTTCGAACGAATCATCTATTCACTTCGATCCCTAAACGCCCGCGGCTTGGCGGTTGTTTTGATTGGGCACGCGAAGACTGTTCGTCACAACCCGCCCGAGGGAGAGTCCTTTGATCGGTGGGAACCAGACCTGCACACCCGAGTCCAAGGCCCGATCTGCGAGTTTTGCGATGAAGTTCTTTTCCTAAAGAAACGAGTCTTCACAAAGAAGGAAGACCTGGGCTTCAAGAAAGAACGCAACGTAGCCATCGGGACCGAAGAACGTGTTTTGATCTGCTGCGACACAGGGTCAGTCGTTGCCAAAAATAGGCTCCAAATGCCAAACGAGATTCCTGCGACATTCGCAAGTTATGCCAGCTTTGTGATGGCGGCTCGATCAAATTCGACACAGCCTGAGTCAACGAACATTGAAGGGATCGTTGTCAACGGATCGTCAAAAACCCCTTCAAACGAAGCTGCAGCGGAACTTGCAGCAACAAACATGTTTTGAAATTTGAGAACAAGGAAAACTGAAAATGGCAAGCTTAGACGGATTCGATGCGAACACAGTTGAACCATCAAAAAGCTTCGGGTTGATCCCAAAGTCGGACTATGACGCGATGATTGTCGAGAGTGAAAAGAAGACGACCAACGCTGGCGATGGTGAGTACATCAAACTCACATTCCAGATTTGCAGCGGTGAATTCATCAACCGCAAGCTCTGGCTCAATCTAAACCTGTGGAATAAGAACGCCGAAGCTCAGACGATCGCCAAAGGGCAGTTGTCTGCGATCTGCAGGGCCGTTGGGATCATGACCCCAAAGGACACGACTGAACTGCACAACAAGCCGATGAAAATCTCGATCGGGACGCGAAAGAACAAGCAGTCCGGAGATCTTGAAAACAATATCAACGGTTTCAAGCCAAGGCAGGTTCAGCCGGTTCAACAACAGACTCAGACCACCGTTGCCTCTGGTGCTGCTGTCTCTGCCCCCTGGTGATTTTGTTCGATTCTATCCTGGCGGGAGTTCGCTCCCGCCTTTCTTTCAAAGGATGCGTTTGTGCGACTCTACGAACTGACAGAACGGTATCGGCTTCTCGCGGATCTTGCGTTCAGCGAGTCAGACGAAGACGGCGCCATTGGTGAAGACATGGTCGGGATTTTGACCAGCTTGACCGATGACATCGACACGAAGTTGGCGGCGTTGTGTCGGGTGGTCAGGGAGCTGGAACACGTAGAAGCCTCTGCAAAAAACGAGGCCGTGTTTCTGCAGAAAAAGGCCACCAGTGCGGCTCGCGCCATCGACAGACTCAAGTCTTACATGCAGGACAATTTGGCTTCCCTCGGTGAAACCAAGCGAAAAGTTGACGACGTGTTCACGGTGGCTATTCAGAACAATCCGCCGGGCTTGGATGTTTATGACATCGACGCTGTGCCAACTTCTTTCAATCTGCCACCTGTGCGGGTTGTGGACAAAGACAAGATCAAGAAGTTGTTGAAGACCGGGGAATACGTTCCTGGGTGCTGTTTGACCAATGGGACGCATTTGAGGATTCGTTGAGCATGGAAGCTCGCTGGTATCAGTCAGAAGCCGTCGATTCCGTCTGGAATCACCTGTGCAACAAGCCAGGCAACCCGGCAATTGTGTTGCCAACTGGGGCAGGAAAAAGCCTGTGCATTGCGATGATCTGTCGTGATGCAATCGAGAAATTCAACGGACGTGTGATTGTGTTGGCCCACAGAAAAGAACTCCTGATTCAGAACGCCGGCAAGGTCAAAGCGCTCCTTCCGGATATCCCGGTTGGGATGTTTTCCGCTGGCCTGGGTCGGTGCGACATAAATCAACCAATCATCTGTGGAGGGATCCAGTCGGTTTACAACAAGGCTCATGAGTTCGGAACACGCCAACTTGTGATTGTGGACGAGTTCCATTTGGTTCCATCGGGCGGTGAAGGAATGTATCGAACGTTCTTTTCCGATATGCGTCAACTCAATCCGAATCTGCGGGTTGTCGGACTGTCCGCAACTCCGTTCCGCACTGGCGAAGGAAAGATCTGTCGGCCAGACGCTCTATTCCAAGAGGTTTGTTATTCAGCACCAATCAAACGGCTGATTGCCGAAGGTTTTTTGTCCAACTTGTCAACAGAGCCGGCCGATGCTTCGGTCGACACGTCCGGACTTCATCTTCGCGGTGGTGAGTTCATTCCGGCTGAAATGACAGCCCTGTTCGACGACGATCGAAAAATCGAGGCGGCTTGCAGAGAGATAGTCCAAAAAACATATGGCCGTCGGTCCACTCTAATCTTTTGCCCTGGTGTGTTCCACGCGGCAAAAACCGCCAAGAAGCTTGAAGAACTCACAGGAGAAGAATGCGGGATTGTCACGGGGGATTCGCTTCCGTTGGAGAGGGCTTCGACGCTCGATCGATTCCGCCGCGGCGAACTGAAACGTTTGACCAACATCGACGTACTTACAACAGGCTTCGACGCACCTTGTATCGACGCGATCGCTGTACTGAGAGCAACAATGAGCCCAGGATTGTTCGCGCAGATGGTTGGGCGAGGCTTGCGAACTTCCCCAGGCAAATCATCATGCCTGATCTTGGACTTTGGCGAGAACATCAAACGCCATGGCCCGCTTGACTCTGACACTTACGGAAACCAACTCAAAGGCAAACGCCAAGGATCTGGCGAAGCCCCCACGAAGAATTGTCCAGCTTGTACTGAGCCTTGCCCAATCTCTGCTCGGTTCTGTGAATGCGGTTGGAAGTTTCCAGAACCAGAACTGGCCAAGCACGGGACCAACCCAGACGGCAGCCCGATTCTAGAAGCGGACGTTCCGGAAACCCGGTGGACAGTCGAGGAGGTTCTTTTCTCTCGACACAAAAAGAAAAACGGAGGCCCAGACACGCCTGACACACTTCGCGTCGACTACGTCTGCACAGATTCGTCTGGCGGGAATTTGGCGCGTCAAACGATCTCGGAATGGGTCTGTTTGGAGCATGACGGCTTTGCACAAACCAAGGCCCACTTGTGGTGGTCAGCCAGGTCAAACGCACCGGCGCCGGACATTGATGAAGCGATTTCCTTGTGGAAGCGTGGCGCGGTGGCTGGGCCCAGTTCTCTGGTAACGAAACCAAACGGACGGTTCGTTCGAATTGTTTCTGTCGAGTTGGATCCGAAGCCAGAGACTTGGGACGAAGAACCTGACGAAATTTTTGATGCGTTTGAAACGGAGGTGCCGTTTTGATCAAGGCAATTGAAACGAAATACAACGGATACAGATTCAGGTCCAGACTCGAGGCACGCTGGGCTGTGTTCTTCGACGAAGTCGGTATTGAATACGAATATGAACTCGAGGGGTTTGAAGTCGTTTCACACGATGGCGAAGTATGGAAATACCTGCCTGACTTCTTTCTTCCAAAGTTCCGTACATGGGTCGAAGTAAAAGGCGACTTAGACACTGTCGAATGGGAAATGATTCCTTGGCTGATTGATTTTCAGGGATCTCTGCCAGGACTGCACAATTCGCTTGGTTCAACTGCTGGCTTGCTTTGGCTTGGTTCAATTCCTGGTCCGAAAGCGGCCGCACTGACTCCCTGTTTCACGATGTTCCAGCACGAATCATGCGGTCACATAAACGGAGCGTATTTCGAAGGAAAAGAACTCCACGTGGTTCGTGGTGGCTCCTCTCGTTTCTTCGATGCAGCCTGTAAGCCCGAGTCGTATGAAAAGATCCGAAACCACTTGATTCAGAACGTTGATGGAAAACACCTGAACAAGATATCTGACAACTTCACATTCAACGCATTCCAGACCGCACGGCAAGCACGGTTCGAACATGGACAAACGATTAAGCGATAAGGCACGGATGCTGATGACGTTCACAATTTTAGAAGTTGCCTTGCGGTACGCAGCAATGGGCTGGCACGTAATTCCAGTTGTTGGAAAAGTGCCTGTTGGTAACGAATGGCAACATCGGGCGACCAACAACCAATCGACAGTTGCAAGGCTTTTTTCAGAATCTCCGCACGATGGCGTCGGAGTCCAGCTTGGAGAGCGTTCAAACCTGATTGATTTTGATTGTGATTCAGACGAAGCGCAGGAAACGTTTGATCGATTGTTCTGTGAGGTTTTGACACCTTGTTACCAATCCGCACGAGGAAAGCATTTTCTTTTTCAATGGACGAATTCTCTTCCACAGGGATCAATCAAGATCGTTGTGGATGGATTGGAGATACGCCTTGGAAATGGAAGTCTAGGTTGCCAGTCTGTATTTCCACCGAGTGGCAACCGAACTTGGATCAATGATCCAGATGACACACCATTGGCAGAGATTCCGCAGTCCGTCGTCGACCGAATCAACGCACGACATGCCGAACTCAAAAAACCAAAGTCCATCGTTCGCCAAACAGGATTTTCTACAGACGGATTCGAAGGAGAGCTAAATGTCCCGAAGTGGTTAGCCAAACACGGACGCGAAATCATCGGTCGAACGGATGGATCCGACGGAACGACACGTTGGCACATTGAATGTCCTGGTATCGGTTCGCATACCACGCCAAACAGCGTCCGTGATTGTTGCGTTACGCAAGAACCAAACGGACGGCTCGGTGGTGGGTGCTTTCACTCGAGCTGTGGAATGCGTGATTGGCCAACATTGCGCGACACGATTGGTGGTTTGGAATGGTCTGATTTTCACGATGAAGAATCGACAGACGGGGTGGATTTGTCGGCGATCACATGCCCAAAAGCGGACACACCACAAAAACCTAAAGAAACAAGACTTCCAAACGAAGTGTTTTCAGTTGGTGGAATTATCGGGAGGTTACTTGAACACAATCAAAAAACCTCACTCGGGCCCATGCCAGAGTTGGCGCTGGCTGGATCAATCTCCTTGATGTCGGTGATCACTGGCCACAAGGTGCGAGACTTCAGAAACCTTCGAACGAACACATACGTCATCAGCTTGGCACCGAGTGGCGCCGGGAAAGACGACGCCAGGAAAGTCAACAAAAACATACTTCGACAACTTCGTCGTCCGGAATTGCTCGCGCCGACAAAAATCAAAAGCTCTGCGGGAATGGTGTCTGCCCTGGTGAAGCAAAACCCTAGCCTTTTTCAGCTCGACGAATTGTCCGGTGTGCTTCGAACAATGAGGGATCCAGAGCGAAATCCACACATGGCCGACGTGATCACTGTTTTGCTGGAATCATGGAGTGAAGCAACTGGTTATTACGAGCCTGGTGCATACGCCGATTCGAAGAAAAATCCTGTCATTAATCAGCCTCATCTGTGCGTGTATGGAACAGCCGTCGCCAATGAGTTTTGGAACAGTCTTACTAAGAGAAACTTATCAGACGGGTTGGTTGGAAGATTGTTGGTGTTTGAGCACATTGGATATCCAGAGGATTCAGATGGTGGTGACGTGGAATCGTTCGAAGAGTCGCTGTTGGCAGAAGTTGCCAGTTGGCTCGAGTTCAATCCACCGAACACCGGAAACATGAAAGAGTATTCGCCAAATCCGATTGGCCTGGAACACACGGACGCGGCCTTCGAACGATACATGGAACACCGAAAAGCTATCAACAGTCGACGCGATGAATCAGAGGTCAAATCAGCCCTTTGGCGACGCTGCAATGAGAAGGCCGGAAAGCTGGCAATCATTGCTGCTTGCTCGAGATGCCCGCCCGTATCCGGCCGAGAACTGAAAATCGAACTTCAGGACGTCAACTGGGGGATCCGTGTCGCGAATTGGCTGACAAACAACATGCTCGAGCGAAGCCAGTTCAAGACTGCTGACTCACCGCATGAGCAAAACCTGAACAAGATTTTGGACATTCTTCAGGACTGGACACGCAAGGAAATCATCGGTCAGAGGGTTCGAAGCATTCGGGCCGACGAGCGAGAGAAGATCATTCGCCATGCAATCCAAGACGGTTTGATCGAGCTGCGAGAAGTTGAAACACATGGCAGAAAAGCGACTGAATATCGGGTCGGAAGTGGGTTCAATCCATGATGCGGGAAAGGGGTTTTTTCTTACAGGCTGAAACATGGTATCGAAAACCATACCTGTAACAGGCAATACCCATACCTGTAATCTGTCTTTTTCTTAATCTTAAATCGTAAAGTCAATAAAGTAAACACCTTACATATTAATAATACACACATATATATACTTACCTGTAAATTTAGAGGGTGTTCTTCGAGTCTCTAATTTCGACTGTTTTTCTCTTCGAATAATATATAGGGGGTTCAAATGCCGGAAATCGTCACCAACTCTCCCTGGGACTCAAAACCCCAACCTGAACCAACAGTGCCTTCTGGCAACGAATTCACACAGTTGGCGTTCATCGTGGAGGGGATCCCGATTGCTCAGCCGCGGCAGCGCCAAGCGGGGCGAGCGAACTACACACCGTCAAAGCACGCAGTCAACCGATTTAAGCTGAATTGCCAAAACGAGCTAAACCGCGTTTGGAACTCTTCTCCGGTTAGCGGCCCTCTCCGGATGGACGTGCTGTTCGTGTTCCCGCGGCGGAAATCCTCTCCACCTGGTCGAAGTCGGCATGTGGTGGTTCCCGACCGGGACAACGTAATGAAATCGCTTCAAGACGCGCTGGAAGGGTTGCTCTACCTCAACGATGCCCAGGTGTGTGCTGGGTTCGTCGAGAAGTGGGTGGCCAATGAAGAAGAAAAACCGCACACCGAGGTTTTAGTCACCTCCCTCTAACCAGTTCGGGAGCGGGGGCGGGGCGAATACTGACTGATTACCGAGCGGCGTTTTGATGGGTGGGACAACTGGTTTTGGAGGGTAAATCGAATGGACGAATCGAAGTCTGTAGTGGTTCACGCGAACGTGCACGATCCGTCTTACAGCATTTTTTCGAAGCCAAAGAAAAGCGATCGCGCTCAGTGCCAAACGATCCTTTGTTCCAATGACGATTGCCAACTTCTCAAGCGTGGGCAATGCACAATTCGGAGTGGGTTATTCGGCGGTTCTTGCCCTTACGGCAGAAAGATCGTCGAATATGGGCCGACGATGCGCGCTGGTAGCTTCTATTCGTGGCTTCGGGAACATCGAGAGAAATACAAAGACGTTCCGTTTTTGCAGCCTCCAACGAAGATGGCTTTCGTTGGGGAGTATGTTGCACTGCCATACTCTCACATGGGTATGTGTGAATCGCTTCCGTTTCTTGGTAGATCACGAGGGATCGGTGCTGGATGTGCTTTTCTGCCGACGTCGGATTGGACAGTGGACAATGTACAGAAGCTGATTCAATTTCGGCCTCAAGCTATTTTTGGCGGCGAAATACCGTCGTATCAGAAGGAAGAGATTCCGAAGTTTCTGGTTCACCTGCGTGAAACCGATCCGGCGATGTGGTCGCAGTTGGTTGTGAAGATGCCGCATCTCGACGTCGCTCCAAATCACGTCGGACGTAAGGCCGTGCTTTCAACGCTAAACGCCCCCCTGGAATGGTGGGAGAGCACCAAAGATCACGGCGGAAAGTATGCAGTCAACTGGAAATGGGACGGCAAAAAGCTGTTCACAACTTCGAAGAGCATGGTTAGCGAAACATGGGGTCGGATCAAACTCGAATCGGCGTTGATTGAGGCGATACCGAAAGAGCGAGCAACGGTTGTTGTGCAATCGAATGACTGGGTGAACACGAACACTGAGTTTGAAACCTGAC